CCCGCCTCTATGAACTCCCGTTTCTTGGAATCAAGCTTCTTCTTGGAGAACTGCGACTCCCACAGTGGTTTTCCATCCTCGAAAGCGCGATAGAAGTTCACGTCCCAAGGGTATTTTCTCTTGTCTTCCTTCGCTTTCTTCCAACCGTCGTACACCATCTGCAGGAAAGAGTCGTAATGGACGATGGTTCCGGCAAGCCATATCCAGCCTTCGTTGCCGGGGGTCTCCTCAAGTGCGGGATATACCGTTGAAACGATCCATTTCTTGATTTCAGACCTGCGCTCCGGGGTCTTGGTGTTCAATTCGGACTCGAAGTCGTCAAGGACGATGCCGGTGTATCTCACGTCAACCTCGGCTCGACCCCTCAAACGCTGGGAAGTCCCCTTGGATATGACGCGGTCTCCCTTGGGGGTCACTATATCCTTCTCAGTCCAACGCTTTCCAGCCAATCCTCCGTCCATATTCCCGAAATAGTATTTTATCATCTTGTTGTTTTCAAAATGGGAGCGGATATACTTCAAATGGTCGATAGCCTGACCCTGTTCTTCGGACACCCAAGCCACAAAATGCTGATTGTCCTCCCCAGCGAAACAAAGCTTGTGCATGATGGCGGCTTTCGCCATGACCGACTTGCCGTGCCCTCTCGGAATGATGTTGCATATCCGAGCTCCGGGTCTCATGTCGATCATCTTTTCAGCCATATCGTGGTGAAAGGGGGCACTATCCGACTTGTTCATGAAGTCTCTGGGCAGGAACGCCCTGCCGAAATAAATCAAATTGTTGAAAGCGTTCAAGAGAACGTCGTCGCGCTCCTTCATGTCGCTTGGGCTGGGAGTTATATTAAAATTGTCCAAAGCCTTTAGGCTTCCGTCATTTCCTGATCATGGAGATCAAATTTACCCATATACAGCATCTTATCATCCAAATCGAAGATACTGTCGCACTCGTTGCACATCCAGCCGGTAACGGCATTGAAATCGTCCGAGAGCGGTAGTTTGTCGAAAACGTCTTCGCCGGAAAGGCGAGTATCGCATGCGGGACATTTGGCGGTACCGCTTACAAGCAGGTGGGTTTCATGCTTGGAAATGGGTCTAATCGGTACCAGCAGGTCAGTTTTTCTTACCATTAGCCGTAGATTCCCCATGCTCCGGCAACACTCCAGCCTTGAAAGCAGCCAACTTCTCGGTACTGAAACCGGTGAACTCCTGTATGAGAGCCAAAGACTCCGTCTTTTTCTCAATATTCAGGAGACCGGATATCTTCATAAGGGTCTCAAGGGCTCTCAGCTTGTCCGAATCCCTAGTGTTCGTCTTGTCTATTATATTTTTGGTCTCTTCCAGCAAATAGGACTTCGTAATGCCGGAATCGCTCAACAGAACGTCCAATTCTTCGTCTATCAATTTCCTTACCTTTTCGCTTTTCAACAAAACGCTTACCCTACCACTGGCGTAATTCTCGCTTTTGCAGTCGGGGTATGCCTTCATGTACGCCGCAAGCGGTTCCAAACCGGACGCGACGTACTTTGCGAATATACGCTTTTTTACGGATAATCCGCCAGTCAAGGTTTTCTGGTACCAAGAGACCTTGCCGAAACGCCATACGTCCTTTGCGGGCTCGCCACCCAAAAACTTGGTTCGCAGGCAGTTAGCCATGCCGAACAAAGTCCTTACGAAAGGCTCTTCCTTTCCATTATTGCGGATGACCCCGCGTTTTATGACGCGAGTCACCTGACCGTCGTCCGACCTTATCCAATCGCCAGTCTCCGCATCTCGCCAATCGTCATTGAGATCAACCTTTGGATGACTCTTCCTGAATTCGGACTCGTCTCCGTATATGGAATACTCGCAACCCTTTATCTTACGACTATACTTCAAAGAACCACTCCCGCTCTGCGCCTGCACGCGTCCCCATCCAACGCCCTCCGGGCTCTTAAAAGACAATAAGGGTCGAAAATTCCGGGGCGGCGCCGTGCCCCCTCGACCCATTCAAACGCAATCTCATTCTTTTTGCGAACAAGACCCCCCTTCCGGGTACTATAAAAACAACCATCAACCATCACAAGTCAATTTAACCAGATAACCACTTAAATGAAAAACACTTTTAAAAAAATCAAAACTCAGCGCATTAGCTTAGCAGTAGTAGAATAGTAGAATAGTACCGTAGTATAGCTAAGCTATATAGAATAGTAGAATAGTAGTGGGGGTATAGTATAGTAGTATAGTATTAGATAAGTAATATAGCATAGCTATATATAATATATATATAAATATATATATATAGCTTATCTATATAAATAAGCTATATAGAATAGTACCCGGACTTAAATAGACTACAGGGGCTCTCCCAAAGAGCCCACTGTACGTCGTCGCCTAAAGAAAACTTCAAATACGCTGATACGTCTCCAATGGTGGAGAAGTGTACTTCAGTACTTCATATTCCAAAAAAATTTCAAAAAAATAAAATCAGCATGCGTGTTCCTCTTGTTATATTGCGGGGTACCGGGTCAATCGGTTTTGGGGTTGAATAAGTCGTATTGAAAAAACGAATTCGACTTGGTTGAGTTGGCGATTCGAGTAGGAAAGACAGGGCAAGTAGGTCAGTCATACCAATGCCCACGTAAAGCACGTCAATTATCATCAATTAATATGGAACTAATCCATAACTGGATCATTGTATCACTAACAAACATATTACTTCTGCCGGTCGTGAACTATCCGATTGATGCGTGAGATACCGGAGCCGAGCAGACAAAGTTAAATGGGTGAGTGTAAAGGTATCCGACTATTCAAGGAACTCTCACAGGTGCAGTATTGCAGACCCCAACGGAAAACGTATCGGTTAACCATATACCGAGTGGAGAATTTGAAAGGGTGATGACTTAACCGATGGTAATTAATCTTAACCGAAAAAAAAGGAAACGTTGTTATGATTAAGACATATCTTAACAAGTTAAAAGAGCTCTCACTTTCAGATATTTTTAACATTCCGGTCGCAATACAGGAATGTTATAAATGTGGAGAGCCAGAACCGGCTTACACTCGTTACAAACACGTTCCAATTTGTGGTAATTGTTATGAAGAATTGGAAATTTGTGGTTATTGTGAGAGACGGCAACTAAATATAACGGACGGCATTTGTGAACCATGTAGAACCAACAGCGCAGTTATTGAAGGTTGTGATTATAAGCCTCAGACAATCTTCCACAGGATACAACCAAACAGACTGGGAAAACCGCCACTCGTTACGGATAGCGGTCATTATCTTTCTGGTCAGTCTGAACGTAAACGATGGTATGAACACTACGGAGTAGAGATCGAATGCGATCACCATTTCGATGGTGGAGAGATTGTTTGGACGGGGAACCGCATCGCTTCATTGATTAACTTAATCGGTAAGGGTATGACGTCGAAAGAGAAGTTGCTTTACACCAAACGTGACGGAACCGCATTAATCGAGATTGTTTCACATCCGTTTTCATGGAATTATTTCACGAGATACGGGAAAGAGATTTTTCGAGTGTTATTCGATAAACTCAAGGAAAACAATCTTTATGCCCATTGGGCAAGAGATTGCGGTTTTCACGTTCACGTTTCAAGAAGAGCCATCTCTCCGATTAATATCTATAAACTGGCATTATTTCTTTATAGAGAAGAAAATTACCAATTTAATCTAGATGTTAGTCAAAGATCGGAAGGTAGACTGGAGCAATGGGCAAGTTTAGACCAGCCCGCTTCAAAAAGGACGTTGATTAGAGCTTGTAGAAATTACGAGATAGCAACCTACGAAATAGACAGATATACGGCTCTAAATCTCCAGAACAGAAATACGATTGAATTTAGGATTTTCCGGGGAACGTTGAATTTTAACACGTTCCGCAAAAATCTTGAGTTTGTTCGATCTCTGGTTAAATGGGTAGACGTTACGTCAATTAGTACAATCGACAAAGATGGCGGTTTAAGTAGTTATTTGGAATTCTTACAACGGAATTACAATGATTACGAAAATCTCTGTTATTTCCTGTCTAAACCTGAAACGGATCGAAAACCCTATGCCAACTTTCCGGTAATTATGGAGAGATGGAACAGGGAACACTCGTCATCCGGTCTTCAACTGGTTTTCAATAGCGATAAAAGGGAGTTAGAACCATGTGTATAGCTATACTTAAGCCCAAAGGTGAGAAGATTGAAAAGAGTAGGCTAGACACCTGTTTTTTCAATAACGATGATGGAGCTGGTTACATGTTCGCCAAGAATGGAGTCCTTCATTTTTTCAAAGGATTCTTCAATTTTGGCGATTTCTGGAAATCCTACTCTAAGAACGTTGTTCGCAATGGAAACCCTATGTCTGCAATTCATTTTAGAATTACAACTCATGGGAAAACCAATGTAAACAATTGTCATCCATTCAAGATAAACGAGAATCTCGGTTTTATCCATAACGGGATCATTGACATGGTCAAGTCGGATGCTAAACATTCCGACACATCCATGTTTAATGAATTGGTTTTGAAGAATTTGCCAAAGGGTTTTATTAAAAATCCGGCAATCTCTTCACTCATTGAAGAATCAATTGGAGCCAGTAAACTAGTTTTTTTGAATAATCATGGAGAGTATCTCATTTCCAATGAATCAGCTGGAAAGTGGGACGGGAATATTTGGTATTCAAACAATACTTATTGTTATAAATACCAATATAGTGTTAATAATTACGTTTATGGTAGTTATAACGCAAACTCGTACTATCTTGACTCTCCAAAGAAGAAAGATAAAAAGAAGGATAAAAAGAAAAGTTCGGAGTTGTATACTTCTTGCTCTTCATGCAGCGAACCGCTTTCAACTCGATACGAACAAAACTCGGGAGTTTGCGAATCCTGTAAAGACTATCCCGCTTATAAGAGATAGCTCATAACAAAGGGGGCTGAGCAATCAGCCCCCACAACCTAAAAAGGAAAAAAAGATGAAAGCAAAAACCAAAGATCAAAGGTTCTATGGAAATGCTTTGTTAGGGACTTGGTCTGTACCCAGTACCGGGAGATTAATCATCCCCCAACTATATCATGGCTCACAAAGAATGGTTTGGTATACTGGACGCGGAAACGATGTAGTGTATGGGATTGAATGGATTGAAGATGAAGAACTGAAGGAACGGCAGATAAAAAACGGAAAGTCCGTAACGTTCACTTTAATGCCATACTACAACGGCGAAAAGTTGGAATACGACGAAGCGGCATAAAAAAGATAAAAATTGGGAGCCGAAAGGCTCCCTTTTTTTTTGCCCAAAATTAATTGAATCCTTATTTATTATGCACGCAAGTAACCATCGAAAATAAGGCTCGTAAAATCAAACCCTTATATTCTTTTTTGTATGCACGCAAGTAATATGCACGCAAGTATGCAAGTAAGTAAGCATATGGGTATATATTCACGTATGCAAGTAAGTAAAGCAAAAACAAGGACTTATATTGTATGCAAGTAGGTAAACATCACGCATTTAGGGGCTATATGCTATTGAGAATAAGTCTCACCTGTCATAAATGGTTTACTGATTTAATTTTAAAAGGTGAATTGCTATCCCCACAACCACACCCACAAATAAGTTTTTTTCAT